CGCGCCCGGTTGCTGTGGGTCCAAAGGGCAGCCATAACATCAGTGCCGGTTATCTGATCCGGAGAAGTTCCTTTCACACTGTCGCTGATGTGCATACCCTGAGGGCTAAAATGTTTTAGTGACGCTTCCAGTTTCATTGTTTAGCCCTCCAGAACCACTGCTGTTTCATGAGATAGGTCATAACAACAAGACGGCTGTAGGCCATGTGCAACTCCGACAGCCGGTTGATGTCAATGAATACCGGCCCGGAATACCCGTCATGGGCTGCGCGGAGATATGTACTGATGGTGTGCCCGTCTTCCTTCGTTACATCCAGTTTCATTGAATGGTATCTCCCATCTCTGCAGTGCCAAACCAACCCGGGTGCGCCCACGGAACATCAGTAAGTTGCGATCCATTACCCAGCAATGTCAGTGCGCGCATAGCGACATAATGCATGAGGATTTTTTCCCGCTCACGCCACTCGTCATCAGGGGTTTCCTCTAAAAATTCTTCAATGCCGTCAGCGATACTCCCAAAGCACTCAGGGAGATCACTGTTACTTACTGCAAGATGGCTGGCCGCTTGCTGAAGTTCCATAAAGCGCTTTTTAGTGAACAAATAAGACATTTCGTGAATCAGACGATCCATTGTTGGCTCCTTAAGCTTTTGCATACCGACGCGGTTGTGATTTTTGCTGTGAGGCTGATTTTGATTTCGCTTCTTCCTGGTTAATCGGCAGAAAATGTCCGTTATAAAAACGGCGGTATACGGTCCCAAGAACACCGTTACGCTGTTTGGTGATGTTAATTTCCGCGATCCCTTTTGCCGGTGATTCGGGGTTATACACTTCGTCGCGATAGAGCATCATGATGATGTCAGCGTCTGCCTCAATTTCACCGGAGTTCTTCAGGTCTGAGTTCATGGGGCGTTTGTTAGGTCGGGATTCCACGCCTCTCGAAAGCTGGCTCAGGGCCAGAACGGGAGTGCGGTTTGTTTTGGCGAGACGCTTTAACCCCTTCGACAATTCACCCACCGCGAGGTCATAGCGTGCCGTACTCTGGATCTTAATGAGTAACAGATAATCGATAACCACCAGCGCGGTTTCAGGATGAGCAATCTGATGACTGGTTGCTGTTTGCTGGATCTGCTCAAGAGTCAGATCAGTGGCATCGACCATCCAGATATTGCGCCCGGTCAGATGCCCGACGCCTGTAGATAACCTTGCCCAGTCTTCATCTTCAAACTTCGCGGCCGCTTTGAGCCTGGACACTGACATACCACCAGCGGCAGATACCATTCGCTCGCCAATCTGAATGTTGGCCATCTCCATGCTGAAAAACAGTACGCCATGCCCCTGCTCTGATACCTTATCGATAATGTCCAGGGCCAGCTCGGTTTTCCCCATCGACGGACGGGCGGCGATGAAGACCAGATCTGTCGGTTCAATGCCACCGGTTTTTGCGTCCAGTTCTTCAATGCCGGTCATCAGAGGTTTGGCCTCTTCCAGCCCCTGATTCCTTGCGCCTACCCGGTCAATTACTGCAGGCAAAATTTCATCAATATGCACAGGTTGAACGGTATCAGGCGTGAGCGAAATTGCAGCCATGGCCTCCTGTGCGGCTTTCAGCGCTTCGACTGCGTTTTCACCATTGGCAGCATTGCGAATGCCAGCCAGCGCTGTCTCGATCACAGCCTCAGCATCACGAACGGTAGCGTTACGTTCCAGCGTGGAAACGTAATACGTCAGAGCTGATTTTGCCCAGACTATACGGCTTGACTCGAGTATCGTTGCGCTGTGTTCTGGCATGGTCTCACAAAGCAACAGCGGATCTATCACTCCGGTCCCGCGAGCCTGACGACAGATGCCGGAATAAATTTCACGGTACTGACGGACGGAAAATACGCTCGCCGGTATACGGGAAAGAATGCCCAGAACCTCAGGATCGGTATTGCGCAGAAAAATTGCGCCAATAACCGCACCTTCCAGATCATTATTTTTCCATACCGGAGTCATCATGCGGTTATCCCGGCAGCAATTGCGCGATAGCTTTCCCAGCCAAACGCCAGGCGGTTTCGCCCACCATCGGTAACCCTGTCCACGATGCGCTCACCAATGGACTCTTTCAGTTGCTCAAAGGTCAGGTTGCTTATCAGGATTGTCGGAAGCACGCTCTCATAGCGGGCGTTGATGATTTCCTGCAGGATGGTCATTTCAGTCGGACTACCAAACTGAACGCCCACCTCGTCGATAATCAGCAGATCCAGCGATGCGAAACGCTCGATAACGTCTTCTTCAGCACTGTCAGCGCCGTGGCGCCACGTATTTTTCACAGCCCGGGTCAGGCGCATAACATCGGTGATTTCCACGCTTGCAAGATGATCGCGGATGATGCTCTTTGCCATGGACACGGCCAGGTGGTTTTTTCCTGTACCACAATTACCCGTCATGACAATCCCGGTACCAGCCTTCAGGCGTTCAGGCCAGCTACTGGTGTAACGCTGGCAGGCGGCAAGGTTTTTGCCGGCGTCCTGGTTGACAGCCTGATAGTTAGCGAATTCACAACCTTCAAAACGTCGGGCAATCCCGGCATTGTCCATCAGATCTGATACGCGTAGCTCTCGCAATCCAGAGTCGATGGCCACCAGATCTTCACGCACGCACTCCGGGCACCGGGAATGTTTAACATTTTCGGTACCACGAAACGCTTTACCAGTGAGCGACATGCGCTCATAGTCGCCATGTTTTTCGCACGCTACGGTGTGGACTTCGCCTGACTCCCAACTTCCCCACTGCCACGGTTTTTTATGTTCTACAGCGAACGCCAGTTCTTCGCGAAGTCCTTCGCGTTTCGCCAGCAGTGAATCCCTTTCTTCGCGTTGTTTGATGTTCAGCATTGTGTTTCCCCTTGTCACCAGTTGCAGTCTGATTGGCCGTAATCCTGTTCACTGAAGCCAGATACCGGAAGCGCACTGCGACGCCCACCTCCGGGAGCGGATGGAGTTTGCCAGGCTTCTTCAAAATGGCGATCGGGTCCAAAGAACGTTGCCGCCTGCTTGACGAACTGTGTGCCAGCATTCCCCGTTACTTTGACGTAGGCCGCATAGCGCTTAACGCCTGCCAGCATGTCCTCAGGCTTAACACCGTCTTTCAGGCGGGATTTCCAGGCTTTCCAGGCCGCTGTCTTGGAATTGCCACCAGCACGTTTTGGATATGCCTGCCAGGCTGTTTCAAATTCAGGTGAATAATCCTGCTTTGCGGAACGTGCCGGTGCAGAAGCGTTAGCGGATGCGCCAGTTTGTTTTAAAGGATCATTGACTGATTCTTTGACTGGTTCAAAAGAGTGACTGATTCTGGGTGCAGCTCCTGCACTACCCCCTGGTGAATCTCCTGCACTACCTGGTGAATTTCCTGCACCATGTAGTGAAGGATTTGCACTACCCCCTGGTGAATCTCCTGCACTACTAAAATCAAGGCGATAAACGTTGCTTGAATTACCTTTTGGCCCAGTACGAAGTTCCTTTTTTACCAGTCCACATTCGCAAAGGGCCTCAATGTGATTCATCACCGACCGCTTGCTGATCTCGCACTGATCAGCAATATGTTGGTACGAAGGCCAGCACTCCCCCAGATCACTGGCGTTGTCAGCTAGCTTAAGCAGAACAAGCTTACGCAGTGGATTGCCGACCTGAACTTTCATTGCTTTGACCATTAGTTCCATGCTCATGCTGCACCTGCCAATTCTTTGTCATGGGTAAACCCCCCGTTCCAATTCTTTTTCATCGGAAGGTGGCCTTTGAGATAGTGTCGATAAATCCATACCGCGCCTTTGCGCAGCAGGATTGGTTTGAAGGTGTCACGCATCTCACCGTCGTCCTGTTCCACCTGCCCTGGACGCTCGCTGAGGTACCGATCGCGCGCATAGTGATGAACCCGCCATAGTGGACGTCTGGCCTTTGGCTGGTCGTCGTAAAGCCAGTTATGATCAGCCAGAAACGCGTTAACCTGCTGGACGTTGACGCCGTTCAGTTGCTTACAGAACTGGCAAGGGGACATTCCCGGCTGAAAGAGATTTTCAAGATGCTCAATGTACTGCGCCTGCCTGTGGACGTAGGTGATCGCCTTGGTCTTGGACTCGTACTCATCAGCCCATGCACGCGCAGCGGCGGCTGGGTCATTGAAGTCCGGTAGACTGCTGCTGACTGGCGCCAGCTTGCCGGTGCGGAAGTCGAGAAAGGTCTGGTTAACCTGCAAACGAAACGACGGTGAGATCCACCCGGCGTACTCGATGGCCAGCAGTTCGTGGGCAAAAGTGCCAGGATTGATGCCACCTTTAACCGTTTTGATTACTTCCTGACCTAAGCAGGAATTCCTGCTTAGCTCTTCAATCAAGTCCTGCGCCTGTTTGTTGACCAACCAAAGGGATGGTCGCTTTCCATTATCTCCGCCGCTCGCGCGGTGCAAAGCATTCAGGTTAAATCGCCCGGCGGCATCCGTAGTGATTTCAACGCCTGCAATAACGGGCAGGCTTTCAACATTAACGCTTGAAACGTTCGGATGTTTATTGGTATTGTTTTTCATGGAATGATTCCTCGCAGTGTTATTCCGCAGATATGCAGGCAAAGTCAGAACAGGCCGGGCGGAGCCACTTCTCTTCCCGGCTTTTTCTTGCGCACTTTCCTCTCTGCTGTAGTCGCCCGTCCTTTAGCCCACCGGCGCGCGTAGTGGAGGCAATCGTCATATGCCCTACCTTTACGGGTTGCCTGCGACATCCGGCGGTAGTGGTCAACTCCGGCCAGCCCCCCCCTAAAGCCACCTGCTCAGAAAACCCCTCAGCCACCAGTTGTGCGGCGATATTCTTGCGAATAAAACCTACCGGATTCATACTGTTATCCCCTCCAGAAAATCAAACGAGACAGGACATGGAAAACCCGATCGCTAAACTTGCGCTTAACTACTGGTACAAAGTGCTTATCGCTGGTGGATTCTTTGTGTTCCTGGTTAACGGAACCGGGTTGCTCAGTGCGTACCCAACCGCCGCAACCGGATTTATCTCTCTCGGCTGTGCTTTGTGGGGGATTGGTGAGTGGATTAACCATCCCTACAAGGAGATCATTATTCCCGGCGTTTTCGGCCCTAGCGGTAAGATCTCCGGATACCCGAGATCGGCGAAGCCTGCAGGAATCGCGTTTAATGTTGTTGGTGGCGTTCTTATCGCTCTCGGGATCATTAAACTGCTCTAGCCGCCAGCCAATGAGCGCCACGGAATCTGTGTCTTCATCGATCACAACTGAGCCTGGATGCTGACGCTCCAAGTCGCACAACACCGCCATCAATGATTTGAGATCTGAATGTTGTTGTGACATGTCACACCTCCGGACCGCTGTTTATGTGACGCGCGGCTCCGGGCTTCAAATTATTTTTCTTAGCTGGGAATGGTTTGCTTTCAAATGCGCTAACCTTTCCATCATCCGCCACGTGCACGACAATATTTCGTCCGGAGCGAACAGCCTTGCTGATGGCAATTTGAGTTACACCAAGCCGCTCGCCAGCCCTGACCTGGCCAATTTCGGAAGCATATTCCTTGAGGGTAAAAGTCATCATGTTGATAGCCCAATCAATAGTATCAAGAGTACTAAAATTTATAGTACTATCAGTATGAGACTTTTTCAAACTAAAGGTATTAAAATAACGCTATGAAAAATAAAAATCGCCTTACCGAAGAACAGCAGAGAGACTCGGAACGCCTCAAGGCCATATATGAGTCCAAGAAAAAAACGCTCGGGCTCACTCAGCAGGACATCGCAGATGAGCTAAACATCACGCAAAGCGCAGTAGGTCATTATCTAAATGGAAGAAATGCGTTGAATGTAAGCTCTGCCCTGATGTTTGCCAAAATATTAGAGGTGCAGATAGAGGAGTTCAGCCCACGCCTTGCTAAAGAATTGGAGCTTATGTACGCTGCTGCGCAGAACATAAAATTCGTTGCAAACTACGAAAAAATGCCATCTTATCCTGTGATTAGCTGGGTAAATGCTGGATCCTGGGCAGAGGCCTGTGAGCCTTACACCATCAAGGATATTGATGAGTGGCTTGAGTCCGATGTTAATGTAGAAGGGGAAGGATTTTGGCTGCGTGTGCAAGGCGATTCAATGACAGCACCAACGGGATTAAGCATCCCTGAGGGGATGGACATTCTTGTCGATACAGGAAGAGAGCCCAAGAACGGCAGCTTGGTAATAGCTAAATTAGATGATGCTAATGAGGCGACATTCAAAAAACTTGTGATTGATGGCGGACAAAAATTCCTTAAGCCTTTGAATCCTCAATACCCTTTAATGCAAGTTAATGGTAATTGTAGAATTGTTGGAGTTGTTGTAGAAGCCAAATATCGCTTCGTATAAAGATCCATTCCCATTGAAACCGGCGAAAGCCGGTTTTTTTTCAACTAAATTCCATTAAAAATCATACATTAATACCAAAAGTTATTGAATAAATTAATTTTAGTATTGATAATACTAGTACTTAGGGTACTATTAACTCATCGGCAAACAACGGAGCCAATGAGATGAAAACTTGCCAAGAAGTAAAGCCGTTTGATATTCATCAAAAACTAAAAAAAAGCAAGTACCAGTGGAGCTATATGCATAGCGTTGGAACCCATCAATGTGACGCTAATTATGAATTTCGAACCATTTTTATTGATGAAATGGAGCACGCGTTATATGAGCGTTATGGTAATTACTTTGTCCTGATCGATTTTTTCAAAAATTACGATGAAGCTTGTGACGAAGCGAAAAAAATAATCGACGACAACCCTGATCTGAAAAAGTTATTTAGCCGCTAAGTCTCAAAAAAAATTAACACCTTAACCGGTGCGGCATCACTCACCCTGAGGAAATGTAGATGAATATTGTTGTCAAAAGTAAAATCGTAAATAGCAAGGTTCATTCTGTGAATCAGGATAAAGACCTTTTATATATAAACAACGCGCACAAAACAGCAGAGTGCGCCAATAAATATGCGCATGAATTACGTGCGGAGTTTATCCAGTTACTAATGCCAGCAATCACACGCACTGATGTGAAGGTAGCTGGACGATTCACCTCGTTACTTAATGAGCTTTGCTTCATGACAAAAATGACAATGGAGAATACCTCCAAGGGGGGGGCAATAATGACATTTTTGAAAGATAAAGCGGCACACAAAACGGCAAAACTCTTTGTCTCTTACGGCAATAGCTATCTGCATATTGCCAACCTGTTTTTGCGCAAGGCTTACGGGAGGTGATTATGGAGAAGATACAGATAAGAACTAAAAAAGCGGCTGACCGGGCTACTGAAGAGATGAGCATTCACGCAGAACATCTTTATTACTTACTGCAAACGCTCGCCGAAAACTTCAATAAAATGGAAGATGCTCAAAAGTTTAGTCTTATTGAAATAGCATGGAATTTTTCCGGCGATTTAAATGCCTGGTTTAGCGCCCGGGAGTCGGCGAAAAATGAAAAATAACACCATTGAAATTTATCGCCGTCGCATTGCTATTGCGGCGTTAAACCGAATGAAACGCAAGGCAGGCGCTTATCGCCTTACCGTTTCAATGCCAGATGGCGATATCCAGTTTATTGATATTGACGAAGAAGCAATGCTGCAACTTTTACAGCGTTTTGAAAAACAAGCGCGAAATGAATTTGCAGCAGAGGCAGAGACGTTTCTTCGCCAGACGTATATGAAAAGTGTCGATATTAACGGACACACCGAATATCTGACCGAAACAGGGAAGATGATTGTTGACGAGATTTTTGCGGAATTAACTAAACACGCGAAAGAGAAATATGTGTGTGGAGGAATTAACTGATGGCTTCACAACAAATAATTATGCACGGTGTGCAGATCCCCCCCCCAGTCCTCAATGTGGATCTGCATGTCCTTCCGGACTTCACCGGGCGCGTTGTTCTTTATATCGAAAACGGTCGGGTTACATGTGATCGCCGGCTTTTTGATGATGAACATATTTGCGCTCTGGACACTTTTATCGAAATGGCTCGCGAAATGGAGCTACGGATTGAAGAGGTTACAGGTGGCACTGACAGCAATTCGAATACCTGAGCGCGTTCACCTGCAGGCGATGCAGGTCCTGCTGCGATACCGACGAAAGCGAGTATATGCACGACGTATGCGGCGTACCGGCTATCTCAGCCTTAAGGTTAATCCGCGCTGGAGGCTGTTATCGAAAGACGATGGCCGGAACTGGGAAGTAATGAGTCATGAAAAATATTCAGGGGAAATAAAACGATGATCGACAACCGCATCGCCAGCGCCATTGACCTGGCTTTTCAGATACACCATACGCCTGTGGGCAATCTGTTCGTCGCCATGCGTCATGGTCGCATGAAGCGCTGTTTCAGCCGTGACACCGCGATCCGCTATCTGGCGTTCTTCATGACCACCTGGGCATTCGAGGCATCGGGCTTTATGTGCCGCCATCCTGACGTAAAGGTGAGCCATCCGGTACATGGTGAAGTCTGGGAGCGTGGCGGCGTCACGAAAGAGTATCACTTCGCCCACCAGCGCTGCATTCGTCGTCTACGCAGAATCCTGGCGCGTAAACGCGATATGCAGAAGTGGTGCGAGAAATGGGACGCCATGCATGACCGCTTTGTGAAAGAGGTTGACGAGTTGCAGGCCAATAAACCGCAGGGGATGCGCTGATGATTAACTACCTCCGCATTGTGATTTCTCTGGTGATTGTAGCCAGCGTTTACGGGCTGTTCGTCCCAATCCTTATTTCCATGAAGGATACGACAGCAGTGTTATCCGGTATTGCTCTGGCGTTTCTGACCCCGCCATGCATTTACGCCATCTGTAAGGGTCTGCTTGTAAAAGTAACTAAGGAAAAAGAATGAAAAAAGTAATTATGGCCGCGATCCTCGCTTTCTCTGCTGTCGGTCTTGTCGGTTGCGACCGCGTTGAGCCTGGTAACGTGGGTATCAAAGTGAACAAGTTGGGCGACGATAAGGGCGTTGGTGAGGTTGTCGGCGTTGGTCGCTACTGGACCGGCTGGAACACTGAGGTTTATATCTTCCCAACCTTCAAGCAGATGAAGACGTATGAAGACGCTTTCAACTTCCAGATGAGCGACGGCACCACCATCGGCTACCACATCGGTGTTGCATACAAGGTCGATCCGACGAAAGTCACAACTGTCTTTCAGACCTACCGTAAAGGCGTTGACGACATCACCGACACCGACCTGCGCCAGAAAATTGCAGATTCTCTTAATCGCCTGTCCAGCCGGATGAGCACCGACCGCTTCATTGATGGCGGCAAAGCAGACCTGCTGACCAATGCACTTAAAGAGATTCAGGAGGAAATGGGTCCGGTGGGAATTCAGGTCGTCAGCCTCTCGTACGTTGGCAAACCTGAGTACCCACCGACGGTGATCGACAGCATTAACGCCAAAGTAACGGCCAACCAGAAGACGCTGCAGCGCGAGCAGGAAGTTAAGCAACGCGAAGCGGAGGCGAACATGCTTCGCGCTGAAGCTGATGGCCAGGCAGATGCAAAACTGAAACTGGCAGAAGCGGAAGCAAAATCCATCCGTATTCGCGGCGATGCGCTTCGCCAGAACCCGGAGGTTATGCAACTGGAAGCCATCAACAAATGGAACGGCACCCTTCCCCAGTACATGACCAGTGGTGCTGGCACTCCATTTATCCAGGTTAAGTAAGCCACCAGCCCGGTGTTACACCGGGCTCACAGAGGAGCGGAAATGAAAATTGAATTCAATGATCTGGGCGCGATAGCTACTGTGACGGTGACCAGTACCGTATTTGAATTTCGTCGGCACGTTCGTGTAGTCGATACGGTGCTGATGTGTACGCCGGGAACGCGAGCAAACCGTAGCGGATTCTTTCTCCTGAAAACGGTTATTTCAGGCCAGAACAACAAAGCGCTGAGAGCGTACAAAACAGCACAGCGAGAGGCCGCACGATGAGCACAAGTAAACACCCAACATTCCCGCGCTTTGGTAATGGCACGTCACATAGCATGACATACCGCCAGCACCTGGTAAGCCAGCTCGCACCGGTAATCGCAGCACAGTTTTTTGAAAGCGGCGTGTGGGACGATTACGACGATATGTCCGGATCGTTAATGATGATGGTCGACAGCATTATTGAAGCGGAGAAGGATACTTCACTGTGAGCAAGATTAAAAACCCGGTAGTGCTTATTTATAAGCGCGAAAACAGTGACACCTACGCCGTTGCAATCACCAGTGGTAGCCAGAACTTTCACGACGCCGTTCTGATGGCGACGATGGAACCGGACATGATCGGCGATGACGTCGATACTTGGAGTAAAACCGGCTACTACATGGCAGCGGAACTCGAACAACTACGCGAAAAACTTAAACTGGCGGAAGAAAAACATCTTCACTTACTGGGTGTTGTTGACGATTACGACTGGCAACGTCAGCGTCTCCACGCAGCCGCTGAGAAAGTTATCAGAATGAACCGACTGGAAGCTCTGCACAGAACGGGATGCGCGGATAATGCCGAAAACTACGCCTGCGTTCGTGAATTGCGCGATGCGCTGGAATTTTGCAATAACAATGGCGAAACCATCACAAATGATGCGGACACACGCAAGGTTGACAAGTTCGCGTCAACCGAATCACCAAATAATACTGATTTGTCAACCAGGCAAATTACCGCCTCAATGGCGAAAGATATTGCTTTTAAGTTGAGTGCGGAACTGAAAGATGAAGAATCGGAAATGTTCGCCGAGGGATACAACGCCGCCCTGCTTCAGGGTAAATCTGAACCTGTATACCCTGATGCTCTCCCGTGCGCCGTTGAGTTAAAGCCGGGTCTTATCATTGGCAAGGGCTGCAAAACAGAAATTTTGCTGAATGCCCTGCAACGTCGCGCCGACTACTGCGCCAAGCTTGCTGCTATGACACCAGAAGAACGTTCGAAGTATGACGCCAACATAGAGGCGTTTAAAGCGATGCTTCCAGTACCAGTGGTAAGTGCCAGCACTGAGCGGACAACGATACGTCGCAGCGCTGAGCATAAAGCCAGGCTGAGTGAGGCTTCGAACCTGCTCACTGAATGCGGGTTGGTTAACGATGTCACCACTGGTAAACCGTTGACCATCACCCTGCCCGATATCACGTCAAAGGCGTTCTGGATTGGCACCAGAAAGAGCGAAACATTCCATTCGGAAACCTATAAGCGCTGGGTGAAAGAAGCTATCGAGCGAGCATGCGTAATCGCCAGGATCGGCGTGGAGGTGAAGTAATGCAGAAATCATTTATCAATACAGACAAACTGAACTCTGTAAATGACTGCCTCCAGCAACTGGTAAACGCTGAAGAAGCACAACTGAGCATTGAAAATCAGTTGGCCAGTTCAAACAGCAGCAGCGAATGGAGTGTGTGGCGCAAAAAGGCAGAGAATGCCTTGCGGGTTGTAAAAGCAAAGCGTCGCATCATTACGGCTCGCCTTGCAGTTCTCCGCCAGATTGAAAAAGAGAACAACATGCAATTCCACCAGCAGCACAACGATTATCTGGTTGCTGAGTTGAAGCGGATCGTTACCCCATCCTCGTTTGAGCGTTGTGTTCGTCGGGCTAATGAAAAGTTGGGGGGATCAATTGAATAAGGTATTTGAAATGTGGGTGCGCCAGCAGTACGGAAACCGCTACGACCTAACGCGGGATATCGAGGGGTTCTACTGCCGGGAAGTGGTTAAGAGAATGTTTGAAGTCTGGTGCCACTGCCGTGGCCTGAATGTGGTGTGAGGTGGGTATGGGGAAGGTTGATTATCAGGTGGCAATTGATTTGCTACGTAAGCGGGCTGGAGAGGAGTTAGCTCAAGGATATAAGGCTCATTATAACGCGCTGACATACGCCGCAAACGTGCTGGAAAATGAGCTGGCATTCGGGAGGGAGGCTAACCATGAATCTTGACTGCGTACCGCTTTCAGCATATTGCCGGGAGGCTGGCGAAACGGTCGAAGCTGTTAACAAACGGATACAAAGAGGGTTATGGGTTGAGGGCGTCCATGTATTAAAAGTCGATGGCGTAAAAGAACGTTGGATCGATTTATCGGAGGTTTCAAAGTGGGCAAGGCAGAACAAGGATCCTTATCTCTCCCAAGAGGCGTAACAATACGCCAGCATAAGACCGGCTCAACACTGGTTATTACCTTCACCTATAAAGGGGTTCTGTGTCGGGAGCCCCTTTCAAAAATGGATACCAGCAGCCGTGGCATTAAATACGCCGACCGGCTGCTGGGAGAAATACAGAACCAGATTAGCAACGGCACATTCGACTATTCTAAATACTTCCCCAACTCCAAAAAGCTGGAGTTGTTCGGAGTGGTGAAGAAAACCAAAAATATAAAATCTTATCTCGATGAATACCTGAAAATCTGCGAAAACCGAAACCTGTCGCCATCCACGATCGGCGGCTATGAAAAATGCGTG